TGGAGAATCCGAAGAGTGAAATCTTTGGCGACCTGATTGCCCAACATAAACCACCTCCGAAGAAGAGAGAGCCGGCCCTGAGTGGTATGAAGAAGGATCAACTGATCGAGGAGTGCAGAAAGTATAATCTCGACACGACGGGTAAGGTTGCAGAACTTCGCGAACGCATCAAGGTGGCTCGCTCCAACACGTTGACCTATGATGAGGTATTTAAAAATTACGATTGATGATAGACTAAGATGGAAAAGTTGGCCGCTCTGTTCGAGGAGGAGGTGAAGAAGCGAGTCGCATCCGAAAAGAAACGAATCAGAGAAGAGTATCACGAACAGTTCAGTGATTATAAGAGGAATGGGTTGAAAAAGTTGATTGATGAACATAGAGAAGAGACGCAGACGATCAAGGCGACCTTTCAAAATGAGTTTCGGCAGATGAAGGAGGATCACCGCCAGGCGTTGAAGAAGCTGAAGGAAGAGATTTCAGAAGCAAAAATGGAGTATAGCGAAAAGGCTCGAAATATACACATGTCGTATAGTGATTACCTTCGTGTCATAGCACTGAATTATAGCATACCGTACAAGATTCTTCTTCGTGACGCACCCCAGGATGACGACAACACATGTAGAGGACTCAAGAAAAATATGTCTCGATGTAACCTGGTCGCTAAACATGATGGGTTTTGCAAGCATCACCACTCGCAGATGGTTCGGCGTCACACGATCGAGATGGTGGACGATACTTCGTCCGTTGCGTCTGTCGATGTAGAGAGTAAGAGGCTTATAGATTTCAATTCTGTATTATAGAAGACATGAGTAAAACAGAAATTCTGCTATCTTCCGTGAACGACTTCTATTCCGACGACAAGAATAAAACCATCTTGATCAGTATTCTCGACAAGTCGAGTGGTATATCCCTCCGAAACATCGAATGGTTCATCACCAATTACGCGAAAAAACATCACACATCGTATACGACATCCAACGGTCGTTTGTTTACCGTCCACTGTGCGTATAAGTCAAGCCTCGATGGGTACAGTAAGAAACTGTTCGACCCCTTTGCCAGGTCTGAGAAGTTTACATACATGATTCCGGGTACATCTCATGAAATCCAGACGACCATCGCACAGTTGAATTTCATCAAATGGTGTATCAAGAACCGAATCATAGACTATATCACGAAACACAAGGATACACTGTTTAGTAAACGAGTGACATGAAACCATTTTCGAAGTTGAATGTCTGGTACCCCGTGTAATAGATGTATAACGTGTACGAGTTTTCGACGATGCTCGGATCCAATTGTAACTCGAGATTTGTCTTATCCGACTGAATTTCTCCAAAATCGAGACTTCCAGATGGGTTAACGTTGATGGGATTAATTGCGAACGAATACGTATAAATGTTTCTGATTGGTTTTGATAATCGTTTTTGATATGGCACCATGTATTTGTAGTACGAATCAGTCGTACCAGAAATATTTGGTAGATCAACACCCTGAATAAAAAACTTTGCACCCTTCATTACAGGATTAAAAAAGGTGTATGTTTCGTCAAAGTCGGGATTTTTAGAAAAGTTGAACCGGTTTTGTATGTAGTGATAATCCGAAAAGTTTGCATCTGGTACCCTGAACACGGTTGTGTCGAGTTGTATATTGTACGATTGTGTAAACGTATCATTCGATAAACTGACAAAGTCTGAAATCTTTTCACCTACCATGAGGATTGGGGTCTCTTCATTTTTAACGATGTTTATACCTGGAATGTTGGTATAGTATTTTCCGTTCACCAGTGTCGAAGATTCCGCGGTGTAATACTCGAACGTAAACTTTTCGATGAAAGAATTCGCCGGAACGACCACTCTGATGATTGGGGTTACCGACCCTGGGTCACTCGTCCACGGTACGATATTGTACTCCGTCGAAAATGGGTCACCCACGACTTCTGTGTTGTTCACGTCGTGACCGTAGAGTTCAGGGGCTCCGACAAAGTTGACCCGGGAGAATGTCGTGGTACCACCCTGGGTCAGAGTAGTAAAAAATGAAACATTCTTCAGTGTGAATGGACCGTTCCATTCACGAATATAAATATCGAACGTGTCGAACGGCACGGGGAGCGAACTGATGCTCACGTTTTCAAATAACGTGTTTCTTAAGAACCAGTGAATAGACTTGACGCGATTATTCGGTACGAGATTCGTACGGATCGTATCAACCCCCGGGGTCGTCTGGATTGTCGGGTGCTTCTTGACCACATCCGTGATCATGGTATATTTCTGGTTCTTCAAGTAAATACGCTCGACTGGGTCGATCGTGAATTCTTCAGTCACGATCTTGAAGTTTTCGAGTGTCAACTCCGTCGCCGTGGTCGTGAAAAACGATTGTGGGTGGAACTCAAATTCAAATTCAACTTTCTGTTTATGGATGGCACAGAGAGGGAAGAACGGCCGGTTAGGTTCATTCGTTGGGTACTCATCACTCGAATATTTCCTCGAAAAGAAAAACGGTAACGGGATGATCACATCGGATTCGAGTGTCGCGTACGACCGGTTCGCACTCGACGTATCGAATCCCAACATCCGGTTCAGAATGAAACGGTTCGCAACCTTCTCGGACACTTCGATGTACAACTCGTCGTGAATAATCATCCAGTCGTCGTAAATTTTTTCAACCTCGATCTCGTCGACACGCATCGTCACTGATTTAATCAAGTGTCGTCCAACCTGATCGGCATAGTTTTCCCCGGATGCCAAACCTGGAAGTTTCACGAGAATGTACATGTTGCTCAAAAGGTCACCCATATTTTGCGGATTAAACGTGACTTTAATACGTTCATTAAACGGCCACGTCGGGGATGTCGGTGTTCGATTGACGATCGTCGTTCGGTGAAACTTTGTAAAGTTGGAATGCTTCTTCAGATTGTAATAAAAAATAGATTCATCTACGTTTTCACTAAGAATGTAGGACTCTTGTTTGCCTATGGCATTGAGACACACTCCGGCACCACTTGAGGTGGGCATCCTACTAATGGTTTACAAATTTTTAATATCCATCCTCCACATGTTTATGTGATTCGTCTTCAACATCTTCTCCAAATCCTTCTTCGCCTGTGAGGCTTCGCGTGTGAGAGCCTCCACACGCTCCTCTGTGTAGTCCACCGTCTTGATGTTGAGAAGATAGTCCCAACTTCCGTCAATCTTGGGGAAGATGGAAGACATCTCCTTCTCGAGATCCTGTTTCTTTCGCTTGAACACCACCAGGTTTTCCTCGATGACCATGGATACAAACTTTGACTTGTGACTACACAGATCCGCCTTCTTTTGGAGTACATCGATCAAGTGTTCTTTACGCTTCTCGTAATGTTCCAATCGAAGACTCACAAAGTCTCTCAATATGTCTTCTGGTGTCTCGTATCTGTGAATACCTCGGGTGGGGTGGAACAGGTGCATGTTCGACGTGTGGAACGTCTTTCGCAACTTCAGATCCTTGACAAGGTCTTTCCCGGAGTACCCAAAAATCTCAAAGTCCACATCTTCCGTGGTACTGTTGTTTGTGTAGCTGGTGATCATCTTCTTCTCCATGAGGGTATCCAGATACTCTTTGTAATCCTGCGTCCAGCGACCGGGTGGAAGTTCAGTCACCTTGAGACGCGACCCCGTGTCTCTCCAGATACCTTCAGTTACCCATAGACCCCCTTCATCCCTGTGTACCGAACCCTTGAATCCTCTGAACCAAGGTTTCATCTGAACTGGGTCTTCGCCTACCAAGATTCGGTTGATATTTTCCTTGATATCTTCGGGGTTGAACGGTGGGACGTAGCAACTGAAACCCGTCCCGATCCCTTCCGTACCATTCACGAGGACCATAGGAAGGGTAGGCATGTAAAAGTCGGGTTCGATCGATCGACCATCATCATCCAGATAATTGAGAATGGCATCATCACGAGGGTCGAAAAGGTTTCGAGCCTCTTTCGTGAGTCGTGTGAAGATGTACCTCGTCTGGGACGCATCCTTACCACCCATGAGCCGCGTACCAAACTGACCACATGGTTCGAGAAGGTTGATGTTGTTCGAACCGGTATAGTCGTTTGCCAACTTGACGATCGTCTCCGCTAGGGAGACTTCGCCGTGATGATACGCACTCTTCTCAGCCACGTAGGCCGCCAGCTGTGCCACCTTCATCTCCGCGGTCAGGTTCTTCTGGAAACAGGAATACATCACCTTCCTCTGCGAAGGTTTGAGTCCATCTGCCACGTGAGCGATGGAACGTTTAAGGTCCGCCAGTGAAAAGTTGACGAGATCCTTATGTACAAAGTCTGTGATTCCGAGCTGTTTCACGTTCCCGTACGCCACTTCCAGTTCACCGGTATCCTTGGCCGTACTCTCGAGAAGCCACGATTTTCGAGCGTCCGCCTTCTTTTTGTCGAACGCGAGGATGATGGACTCATCCGTCATCGTGTCCATGTCAAACTTCACAGTCAGATCCTGAATCTTCTTGAAATATTCACGAGCCTCAGCACTCGTAGACGTACCGAGACCCTTGTAGTACTTGATTCGCCAACCTTGTTTCCCGTTTCCGTACCATGACCGGAACGCCGAGTCCGTGTAAAACGATTTGGACTCCGAACCTTTCGTAGCCTTGATGATTGGAGTCACCATCGAAACCACGAAGTTCAGCTTGAGAAGACTGGGCCAGAAGTAGTGAATCATGTTGAGAATGAGACCCTTGATGTGAGACCCATCATTATCGGCGTCAGTCATGATCATGAGTCGACCATATCGAAGCTCTGAGACATCCTTGTACTCCTTACCCTGTTGAAGACCCAAAATCTTCTTGAGGTCATTGAACTCTTGATTGGAGGTGAGTTGGGCCACCGAAGAGTCTCTCACATTCTTACACTTACCACGAAGAGGGAAGACACCGTAGTGGTCTCGACCAACCACAGAAAGACCGGCGACAGCTAGAGTCTTTGCCGAGTCACCCTCTGTCACGATGAGCGTACACTTCCCAGATTGTGATGTACCAGCCTTGTTCGCGTCATCCAACTTCGGAATACCAGTGATTTTGGACTTTCGGGCACCATCAGACTTTTTGAGTTCCTTCATCTCTTTGAACTTCGAGAGTGCCGTGAGTTCATCTGCGATGCCAGTCTTCAAAACATTCTTGACAAAGTTCTTCGGTGGTTCAAATTTCGAACCAAAGTCTGGAGCCTTCGAGGTACACTCAGACTTGACCTGACTCGAGAAGGTTGGGTTCTCGAGGGTAGCCTTCACGAAGATGGTAAAAGCGTTCTTCACCTGTTGAGGTTTCAGCTTAATCTTCTTCGCCATATCCTCGATGATTCCGTTGGCAACATGGTTGGCGACATGGTCAATATGTGTACCACCTTTGGTCGTACAAATTCCATTAACAAATGAAACTTGTTCGAGACCATT